GGGCAGGTCTGAGCCTGGTAACCAGACGAAAACGGGCTTGGTTGCCCAAGCCCGTATCGTGTAGCAGGGTCACAACACCCTGGGAGAATTATTTGCTCTGTCCTGCTGCGATGATATATTTACCAAAGCGGCGATGGAATTCCTCGAACGTCTTGAGTTTGCTGGGGTGGAAAGGCAACTTGTAATTGACCAGCGCCACCCGAGCACCCATCACAGTGAGCTCAGTCTCGAAGTTGTTCATCATGAACTGGAAGAAGTTGTCGGCCATGTCGTGGAACTTCTTTTCGCCCACGTTGTTCTTGTGAGCCTCCTGGAGCTCATAGCACATGCTGATCACCAGCGAGTACTTGGCGCTCATCTCCTTGGTCTTGAGCTCCTTGACCTTGCCCGACAGGATGTCGCTGGGGTTGGGCAGATCTTCAGAATACTTACGGTGAGCCATGAACTGCACTGCAATGCCTTCGCCCACTGTGCCAGCAGCCAGGTCGCTGAGCTCAGCCACGCTCATGGTGTCGTCCTCCAAGAGGTCGCTCAGGAACTTCCAGCTACGCGGCGTAGCAAACGAACGGCTGGCGCTCTTGCTGTCAAAGTCAAACAGGTCGTTCTTGCGGAACTGCAGGTAGCCCACGATGTCCTTGTGGATTTCGTTCTCCACCGCCCAATTGAACCAGGTGTCAAAGTCCACACGAACTTCCAAGTGGACAAACCGATTGGCCAACGGAGTGGGCATCCGGAACGTGACACCCCGGTCAGTCTCGCGGTTGCCAGCAGCCACGATCACCACGTTGTCAGGCAGCACATACTGGCCAACCCGTCGATCCAGCACCAGCTGATAAGCCGCAGCCTGCACCGCCGGAGCAGCTGAGTTCATTTCGTCCAGGAACAGCACCACAACCGGATACTTCGCAGCAAATTCTGCACTGGGCAGGTCCACGGGCGGAGCCCAATCCATCACGCCCTTGTCCTTGTTGTAATAGGGAATGCCCATGATGTCAGTGGGCTGTCGGATAGCCAGCCGGAAGTCCATCATGACCCCTCCCAGGCTGCTGGCGATCTGGCCCACCATTTCACTCTTGCCAACTCCAGGAGGCCCCCACAGGAACACCGGCCGGCGAGCATTCAAACACCGCACTACCCGGCTACGGGCCTCGGCGATGGTCACAGTACGCGATTCAATAGTCTTGGTGGTCACAAAGTCTCCTGATTATGTGTTGTGTTGTGTTTTCTACTACTCTTTAATGATAGCAAACGGTCAGGCCAGGGTCAACCACTAGGACAAAGTTTCTTCTTCGGTGTCGCAACCCACCACTTCGCTGATGCGAGCCCAAAGTTCTGGATAGGCTTCCAGCATGCCCGGAGTATTGTCAGCCAGCCGGAAGTCCGTCAGGAGCCATCCCTGGCGGCCGGCGACCTGGCTCACCATTTTACTCTTGCCAACCTCAGCAGGCCCCCACATAAACACCGGCTCGCGGGCACTGTTAGCCAGCTCAAACTCGGCTGCGGTGCGGTCCAGTTCATCGCTTACCTCCTGGCACCAGGATTCGTATTCGGCGTCGTACTGCTCTTCCACCTGGGGCTGGGTCAAAAAATCGCAAAGTTCGCTGGTGTTGTTCATGGTGATGTCCTTTACTCTTTTAGTATAGCAATTGGGGTTGCCTGATGTCAAATGTTTATTTCCAGCAGAATCAACAACTTAGCTGGAAACCAGAGCGTGCCACACAGACCACCCAGGCCAATCACTAGCCCACAGGGTGATTGCGTAACTGCACTCTCCACGGATACCCCATCCGGTACCAGTGTGAATAACAGATCGGGCCAACAGGTCTGAGCCAGTGGCTGCCTTGGTCCTGATAGCAGGGTCGAAACTCCAGGTCAAATTGCCTGTCCAACCAGGGTACCCACGGGGCAGCTCAGGATGCTGTCTGAAATTTTGCACTTCGCCCAGGGGGCAGCAGTGTGTGTTGGGGATGCAGGGATTGTATGTCAGTTGGAGCTTGACTGTTTTCAGCTCAGGAACTGGCATTTGATCCAGACGCAGGATGGGAATGGGGCGGGTGGAGCTGATCCAGGTGCCCCGGATCACCAACAGGGTCCAATTCTGCTGGAACCAGTGTTCGAACTGGTTGCAGCTGGTCACGTTCTGAGTAGCCCACTGGATAGCCTGGTTGCCCTGCTCCAGCCCAGTGGGCCAATACCGAGTCAGACGATGCTGTTCACGCAACTGGCCCAGGTGCTTGGAGTACAAGGCATCGTCCTCAAACAGTTTCTGGGTCCAGGGACAGCGTCTGGTCATTACTTTCATCATGGTCTCCTTAGGCCAAGTTCAGCAGGGGCTTGACTTCCCGGATGATTTCGCGTTCGCGATGGTGGGCAACGGCCTTGCCGCGCACCACTTCCACCACACTGTAGCTGAAGGACTCGGCACCATACTTGCGGATGGCCTGATACAGGGGCCAGCTCTTGTTCTCCTGGCGAGCCCGGCTCTGATGCTTCTGCCAGCGGTCCCAAACGCTCCGAAGCGGTGTGCTGCGACTTTTGACCGTGATGCCGATGTACAGCATACCCTGCACTTCCAGCTGATACACCACGTGGGTCCGATCACAGCGTTTGGCTCGACGTTTGGTTGGTTGTTCCATTACCCCACTAGTATAGCAAATGGTACCACCCCAGTCAACCCGATCAGGAAAAAATCTGCAGATGCTAACTGCTTTGGAATCAACAGGTTAGCTAACCTGTTGATTCCATTGACCCAGCAGCAGAATCCCTGTTCAGAGCCGGACATGCCAGCAGTTGCTGAGGCCAGACTCCCAGCTCAGACCTGCCCAACCACAGCCTGACCCTGGGCAGCACAGGTGCCAGCATGCCCTGGACCGCAGGCTGTGGTTGGGCATTCGGCGGTGTTGAAAACAAAGCAGTTAGACTCTGTGTTTTCAACAGGTTAGCTGGGTTCAATCCAGTCACGACTGGTGTAGCAGGTCATGCTCAGGGTGTAGTCGCTCACGCACAACAGCCAAACCCGGTGGGGATCCTGGGGGTGAGATCGTTCGATCACAAACTGTTGATCCTGGTACTGAAGCCAGGAGGCACAGTCAGGGTCAGCAAATATTTGATTTTTGAATTTGTAGATGGTGTTGTCCATGGATATTTCTCACAGGTGTGTTAGTCCCTGATCAGCATAAGAACTCAAACAAATTTTCCTGATCTGTTCAAAGTTGTTGGGTAATAGATCTGGTGGAGTCAGCTGCTGGGCCAACCACCAGGCATCCTGCTCAGTGTGATGCCACAGTCCCACACTCTGGGCAGCCACGTGGTGCCCGTACTCGTGCAGCAGAGCCGTGGCCACCTCACTGACCTCCTGCTGGCAATTCTGAGTGTACACCACAATGGTGTTGTGTTGGTAATAGCCATTGACCCTGGCTTTGCGTCTGCGGTCCTGACGAATTCTGACCTGGACACCACCAGCTCGGATCCAGGTCAGAATTTCCAGGAGTTTATCTGATTCGGTCAATCACTGCACCGACAGCCAATGGCTCTGAGCTCTGAGATCATGGTCTGACGCTGACGGGGGTCGTATGGTAGAACCTGGCCTGAGCGGCCACACTGAACCCCGTTCACGACGTCACTGGACTCCCAGAGGCTCAGGAGGGTATATTTGCGAACCACTTTGATGGCTTCGATTTTGCTGGCTCCGATGTCTGTGATCACCACAGACCCCACATGCCCAGTCAGCAGATGCATCAGCATCTGCTGACAGTACACTGGACTCACCAGGCTGGCCAGCTGATTCCAGATCTCATGGGCCAGTTCAGCGCCGCCTGCATCGCCCAGGGCCCGCAGAAAATGGTGTCCATTGGAAATCAACTCCTGTTTCTGTTGGGTTGTGAGATTTTCGTAGTCTAAAGACATCTGATTCTCCTGTGAGTTTAGAATTCGTCGCCGTCAATCAGCCCACAGCGGAACACCGGAAGTCCCAGGGGCTTCCAACATTCGCGTATGACAGATGCACGATCATCAAACACTGCCATCACACTGTATTGATCTTTAACCAACTGCTCATACAGATCCTGCTTGACCCGGCTATCACGACGCCGATCGTTATCGGATCGCATCAGCAGGGTATACTGCTTATCTGGAATCAGTTCGCAAACTTCTTTGAGCCAACGGTCGCTTTCTCCAAAACACCGGTTGCTGCGGCCGCTCATGAAAATCACATAAAAACCTTCGCGAATCAGTGCTTTTATTGTGATCAGCACATGCAGGCGCACAGTGTCTGAGTAGACCAAATGCTCGTCATAGGGACCTCGAGCCACCATTTGAGCCACAGTGCCGTCAAGATCCACAATGATTGCCTTGCGCCTTAGGGGATCCTGCTGCCAAGCAGGCAATTCACCCTCAGCAGGGCGAGGACTGAACTTGCGATACATATCCCGGATCACCTTCTCTCCCACCTGAGCTCGTCCTGCACGATGGGCGTCACGTTGCACACACTCATCAACGCTCACGTGCTGGAAGTCCACCTGTTCCACAGCGTAGCCCAGGCTCTGGCAAAACGCCATGGTCTGCTTGCGAGTCTTGGGATTCATGTGTGTGTTGTCCACCACCACGTGCTGATGCTTGAACTTGGCAGTGCGAATGGCCAATTCTCGCTGACTGCGAACGTATTCCTCCACCTGAGGACTCCACTTGCTGAGTTGGTTGCAATCCATGTAATCGTTGCGAATGATATCGTTGGTCACGATCACGGTGTCGGGGTTCTGAGCCACGTGCTCACGAGCCCAGGTACTCTTGCCACTGGCCGGAAGGCCCACTGTGATCCAAGCTGTCAGTTGCATATTCTTTATATTAGCACAGGTTTCAGTCATTGTCAATTCTGTACCCCTCCAGAGGAAATCACGAATCCAGCAGTTTGAACCAAACTGCGTCCTGGGCACGTTCCCATATCACTGTGACAAAGGTGCCATAGCTCTGCACTCGGCAGGGTCCAAGACCATGGTCAGCAACAGTTTTCCCAAACTCTGCTGACATTCTGGGACGAGCAGCAACAGAAGCCAGCCAACGACTGGGCCAATAAATTCTGATTTTGCACACATCAGATTTCATAAACCAGCGCCAGGGGCAGGTTTGCCACCCCCCAATGAGGGGGTCAGGCCAGCATGCATCAGACAGAACCAGACGGCGTGCGCAGGATTTAGAAATCGGAATTCCAGACTCCATTGGTTCCACTCATGGAGTGGATGATCAATGGAATAACAGTTTTCACTGAACGTGAGTTCACACCATTTTACAGCACTGATCAGGTCGTCAATATATCCAAAGATTTTTATATCCATGACACCAATTACTCCTGAAATTGCCGAG